TGGGCTGTTGCAAGTGCTTGCGGAGATAAGGTACCCTGTGCAGCGTTAACCAGTGCTTGTGGGTTTACTGTTCCCTGTGCAGCTTGCATATTTGCTGGCTGAGTAACTGTAGCGGCCTGATAGTTATTTGCTGCCTGTGTCGCTGGGGCAGTCTGGTCGTACATTGCCGAACTCAAGCCGGAGGGTACAGGCGCAGAGACAGCAGTCATCTTAACATTGTTATCTGTTAAGATTTCGTTAGTTTGTTCGGTCAGGGTTACCGGAACAATTTCTTGTTTCGGGTCGAGGGCTGTTTGTTCAGCCTGTTCGGTTTGTGCTTTTACGAGTTCTTCGGATAGAGCGTCACCGGTTTTACCTGTCAATACTGCCATCTAGTTATCCCCTACCTTTTGTCTAAAGCTTTGTCTAGCTTATCTTCTACGCGGTGCAAAGCTTCCATGACACGGCGCATATCATCACGAACATCTGTACGAGTAGCGTAGTCTTCGCGAGTCTTGTTTAACAAGATTTCGATGCGCTTCTGCTCTTTGTTGACGCCGCTTGCCCACCAAGCACCACCTGCAAGGATCAAACCGACGAGCGTATCTATGAGGTTGTGCATTTCCATCGCTACTGCTTCACTTCTATTAGGTCTATTAAATGTGGATTTTTTATTGATTTAAGGATGTCTTGGCTCTGCTCGTTCGACCTTACCATTTCATTACGAAAGCTTTCAACTGCCGCGCCGGTTTGGCGTGACTGTTGTGCGTTTTCAATAAGCAAAGTTGGTAGCCACGCAACAGCGCAGCCCCACTCATCCACAACCTTTCCGGTGTTAGGATCGGTTCCTGCTAACTTCATAAACCAAGCGCAATCTAGCTTTTTACAGGGCTTGAAATTATTTAAAGGACAATTATCCTTTACTTCAATTTGCATTATGGGGTCACTTCTTCTTCTGCCGCGTCATTAATAGCAGCCCAAGCAGCAGCAGCAGCAGCGGCTTCAGCAGCGGCGGCGGCAGCGGCGGCGGCTTCAGCAGCGGCATACGTCGACTCTACAGTACCCCACCAAGAAAAACCTGAAACGGGTACGTCGTCCTCGTTAGTAGTAACCTTTTCTTTAGTACGATCACCACGTTCAACATCACAAGTTACGCCGTCGTAAGACTGAACAGCAAGAATGTCTGAGGGAAGAAAAGACAAATCTAATCCTTCGTAAAACACACCGTCTTTACCGATCTGCCCGTTATTGTAAACAATAGTCCATCTAGCCATAAAATTATTCTCCTATTTGATTAGCTATAGTAATACCAACCTGTTGCAATATACTTGTTGCAACTATAGACGGCGTTACCTCTGTGTAGATGTGTCCAAGAAGCTGGAAAGATACATAAAAGACCCTTCTTAGGTGTGACCTTTATGCCGTATTCTAAAAACTCTGTTTCACCTTCTCCGTCAGGAACATCGTTTAGATAAAGGGTCCACACTAAGCTTCTATAATTACAAGGGAAACTACCGGTATGTTCTTTGTGCCAAATATGAAACCCACCTTTTGGTTCAGTCTTTTGAACTTTCATGTCTTGCGAAAATGAAGACTCATTTAAAAATCCGGGGTATTTTTCACCATATTGCCTTACATATTTAGAAAGAACCTTGTCATGGACTTCACCCGATAAAGGATCTTTCAAAGCGTAAAAATCGACGCTGTGATCTTGTCGTACTTTATGACCACTTTCGGCAGAGCCAGCCATGTAGTATCTATCGGGTATGCCGTTGAGTTGATTTTCTAGTATAGTTTCAAGACGTAGAACAATCCTATCACACAAATCATATTCCTCTGTCTGATAGCTTTCTATAAAAGTAGGTGTTTGCATACTAGTCCTTCGATGCAATGATAACATCAACGTATTGTACGTTAATTGTAGCTGTTCCAGACATTGTGTGGTTGTGAGAACCGCCACCACCTGCAGCGTCTGAATTAAACGAAGTATTTCTTGCTGCTCCAGAGTTTGCTGTTGGTCCTCCTGACATACTAGATGCCCCTATTGTGTGACTGTGTGATGGAATCTGTGCGGTACTAAGAGTTGTACTACCTGTGCTTCCACTCAAAGCAGGAGTCGCAAGAGCAGTTGAAAACGCACTAGAGCCACCAGTACCAGCACTACCACTTACAATACGAAGGGCTTTATCGTTGTGCGTTGTTTCTTTTGTCCAGCCAGTAGGCGCAGCAGTTTGCTGGAACAGCATCAAGGTGCCAGCATCAAATCCACTTGCGGCAAGAGTGGTTGAGATCGACACGTTACCAGAACCGTCTATGTTTGTTGCAGAACTTGTTACGTCTCCTGAAAGAGTAATCGTACGAGTTGTTGCCCACTGGCTTGCTGTAGCAGCGTTTCCAGTACAGCTTCCAGAACTGCCTGATGCGTTACCCGTTAGGTTTGCAGTAATGGTTCCCGCACTAAAATCACCACTGGCATCCCGTGCAACAATCGTGCTTGCAGTGTTTGCATCTGTTGCGTTAGAAGTCACAGTGAATGTAGCACTTTCCGCACTTGCAGAACCAGATAAACCGACACCCGATACTGCACCTGTGGCTACGTAATTACCAGTCGTGTCTGTACCAAGCGCGACTGAATCGGGCTGGATTGTAGCAGTCCCTGTTACGTTCCCTGTTCCATCAAAAGAAGCAGAGGTCCAAACTACATCGCCTGTCATTCCAACAGTACGACCTGTAGCAAGAGCCGTAGCCGTAGCTGCGTTTCCTGTAGTGCTTCCAGATGATCCTGATACATTACCTGTTACGTCACCTGTTACGTCACCTGTGAGGTCTGCTGTTATTGTCCCTGCATTAAAGTTACCGCTTGCATCCCGCGCCACGATGGTGCTTGCAGTGTTTGCATCTGTCGCGTTGGACGTTACGGTAAACGTTGCACCTTCAGCCGAAGCAGAACCAGACAAACCGACACCCGACACTGCACCTGCAGCAACGTAGTTACCGGTAGTCTTCGTACCCAAAGCTACTGAGTCGTTGGCGATTGCGGCAGCTACAATAGCCCCTGCGGCAATACCAGCAGATGTAATCTGAGGTCCTTCGCCTGTCGTGCCGTCGTGCGAGTGACCTGTCGAAGCGTTAAAGGCAGCTTGAACGGCATCAAATTCTCCGTCCAAATCTGCCGCGTTAATTACGTTTCCATCTGCGATATTATTCGCGGAATCGTTTCTTACGTATCCTGTACCCATTGGTTATCTCCTTCCATATAATGCGTACTGGACAGTCGCAGCATCTATGGTAAATGTTGAGTCGGTTGTTTGTCCTAGTGTTTCATACAAAAGTGAAACGGTAAATCCAGATCCCGTAACAGGAACCTGATAAATTGCACGTTGCTTTGTTCCGAACGTTGCGGTTCCAAATACACCTGCGCCGTATGTCACCGATGCGCCAGTAGCATTGTTTAACGATATTGGAAGTGGCTGAACGGAACCTGCTTGGTCAAAGTCGTATTTAACAGAAAGTTGAACATCAAATATTCCATCTGCATCAAAATACGTTGTGGCTTTGTAGAGTGTCTTGCGAAGATTTGGATCTTGCAAGGGAACAAACGGAGTAGCAAATGTAGCTGTTATGTTTGTTCCGTCAAACGTATTTCCTTGTTCCATACGGTACACGTAGTCATCATCGCCACCAAAGAATATATACTCTGTACTTCCATCATATTCACTGTACGAAGAATATACTTTAAATCCACGCAAGTCGTTCCATGAAATAGATTCCTGAAGCTGCGTTCCTGCAATTCCCTTTGAAGCAGAGGGCTGATAAGAACTGTTATACCCAAATATTCTATACTGGCTTTTCTCGCGTATTACACAACTTGAAAAAGTAGAACTTGTCCGTACTAAATCGAGTACCTCAGTCTGAATCGATTTTGAAATAACGGCTAATCCAAAGTCTCCTGTCCTATCTGTTGCGGAAAACAAACGAAGGCCATCTGGCCCTAAAAACATTATGTCGCCGCCGATCTCTTGGATCGTATCTGCCTCTACACAACCAAGATCACGAGAAACGGGCTGAAGAACAAAATCTCCTACGCTAGACCCTACAAGACGATTAATCCGATTCTCGCTAAAAATAATAAGCTGATCACGAAACACTATTAAACCAGTAACTTCATCACCTACGTTTATTATACCACCACCAGAAGCACTTGTAAAGTCTTCATCTTCGTAGGGTGCGGAAAAAAGCACATTGTTGCCGTTTGCAATGAAGATGTGGTTCTTGAAATTGACTACGAAATCGGAACCAGTAAAGTCAGAACTAAGAGAAGTTAGTTGCTTGAAGGTAGTTCCGTCAAAAGTGAACGGCTTATTCGTCCCGTCCACAAGCATGATCTTTTCGGTACCGCTAAAGTTGTATTTTAGAAATCTTACCTTGCCTGAACCGGCATTTAAGTTTATGCCTGTACTGCTAAAGGTAGCGTTATCAGTAATCTCTGTCCAGCCACTACCGCTAGACCTAAACAAACCATCATTTTGTGCAGCGTATACGTTTCCACCGTAATACATCAAACCCCTAATAGGACCAGTATTTCCGATGTTGTTGGTATCGTACTTGCTGTATCCTTCAATACGACGATACCCACCCGACTGTGCCGGTTCAAAGTTGCGTAGGATACGTGCAGAACCCGGAGCACCCATACCGTGCTGCAAAGGAGACAGGTTTGTAATCAAGCCGCCCTTGAGTTCAAAGGCGTTGGTAGTCCAACGATCTGGCATCTAAACCGCCCTTGCGTAGATGTTTTCATTCACGTTTTGCGTACGCATACGTTTCATGCCGTCTTCAAACTTTTGAAATGACGTACGTGCAGATTCGATATTATCGCGGAACATGTAAGCATAATACATACCGCCGTCTACAATAACGTGCCGATATCTGTACGGGATTGTTGGCACGTCCGTATCGTTTACCAAGTCTGCAGGGTACATGTAGTATTCATATTTGATAGAGTATGCAGCGTTAGGGATGGGTGCAAAAATTATGTCGTTGTCTTGCGACCGTACAACATATTCAGGCGCAGATCCCTGACTTGCTGTTTTGTACTCGTCATCAATAAACCGACTCACGTACTCGTCGTAAGAAAGCTGAGTTAACCGACGTGCACTTTCGACAAGAGGAGTGGTGCTTCGCTGTAAACGCACGGTATCGAAATCGATATACTTAGCGTTCGCCGGTAGCGGATAACGTAACTGTCCTGCAGTCATAGTTATGGTGTCAAAGTTATGATTGAAAGGCCATTGAAAGTGTGACTGGTTGATATCACGTACAGCAGCATTTACAGAATCTTTTATCTGCGAATAAACCCCTGTAGCCGTAGGGAATTGTGCAGAGGTTAGTTCTGTTTCGTTTAGCCGACGGCATATATCATTTGTTAATCCCAAGAAATCATATGCCATCTAGTTTTTCTCCACTACACGAAGTCTAACTTCTTGTTCTATTACGGTTGCATCACTTGCTGTCATACGGCAGATGATGTTGTAAACGGAAAAGTCCGTCCCTAAACCTAAGTATATTGTAGCTACAGTGTTAGTATTTGTGCTGCTTATGTACTGCAGCCCGTCAACGATTTGAGTTGGACTCCAGACAGCAAACGATCCGGCTGTATATATCTTCCACACAA